CCATAATGTTTCTCCTATTGTTAGCCTCTATATTTTGCCTATATTGTTTAACACCTATTAAACAAAAACGCATACTTGTAATTGTATGCGTTTTTATTTAGTTTTACAACCTCAAGGATTGCCAAAATTTGATTATATTAATCCAGCCAATTTTTTAATTCTATTACTTTCAAAAACTTGCCCAAGTTCCGCTATTACTCTCTCTGCTATTTGTCCTGCTTCTTCACCGAACTCTTTTTCTACAGCAATTTTAACACCTTCTACACCCTTTGGAAATTGACCTGTATTTTCATCAAACATAGATTTGACAAATTCTAATATTTCAGTTTGTTCTTTGCCTTCTACAAAAAACTCATCTGGGTCCAAACCAATCATAGTTGCTGCTTCACCTAAAGTTATATCATTGCCATCTATATTAATAACAGTTTCTTTCTTAGCACCTGCTTTTTTGGCTTTTTCCATAGCTGCTTTGGCTAAATGTTTAGCTCTACTATGCCCGTCGTGTTTGGCGTTATCACCAGATTTTTTTTCTTTCTTTGGAGGATCTGGTTTGAATGGGGGATCATCTTCTTCTGCTTCTGTCATTGCTAATTCATGCATATAGGATTCAAAATCTGTCAATTCTTTTATTTCAGATTTAATTTCATTCATGGGATCCTGTGTATTATTATCGTTAATTAAATCTGCAGGAGTTAATTCTTTAATAGGTAAACTTTGTTCTCCTACTAATTTGTATATGTAAGGAAATACATTTTTAAGTTCTTCGTTGAAGCTACGCACTGTAAGTCTATCAACCCAGTCGTTTACAATATCTTCTGGAATTTCAATAGCGTCTGTTTCAGTAAAACTGTCAGCAAATGATTCATAGTATGATCTATTTTGTAGATTATGAATTTCTTTTTTAACTTGATTAATACGTTCTAAAACTTTGCCATGAATATTACCCATTGCTTCGCTGACCATTTCATTACGATCTACATAACCTTTAAACATACGAAGTTTAGCAAGTTCTTCACTTAATCTAATAATATATTGTCCAATTGAGTCATAACTGTTACCGCCATGTGCCACGTGCATTGCTAAAGCTCTGGCTCCATTGAGATGTTTGAAGGGATACCTAAAACGCTCGCCTTCTGTATTTTCCACAAAAATGCTTTCAATATGCATTGCGCGTCCTGCGGGAATATTGTAATTTACAGGTTTACTATGTTTTACTATTAATTTGGCCTCGCCCATTTCTTGAAAACTGGTTCTAGAGGTACCCCATAATTTTTTACTTTCACTCATTATGCCATCTCCGCGATTGTTTGCTAGATATGATTGTTGTCTTTGGTCTAAATTGCTTTTTGTAATATCACGAACATTATAATCTATAACATTTCTACTAGCAAAATCACTTAAGCTTTCTAAGAATTTAAACCACTGATGCTTGACCATTTCTGGTTGATTGGCAACTATATCCTGACTATACATTACAACAAGTCCATCGCTTTCCTCATTAGGATTATCATCTATACTAATTGTAATTGTTCCTAGATCAATGTTATTTTTAACATAATTGAATTCGAAAAATCTAGCAAATTTTGGAATATCTGTAGGATCTTCATCCTTGTCTCTTAGCTTAATGCTAGGAAATTGAGTCCTTAATTTACCAAATAGTTCTACAGCAATATTTTCTAGGTTTTTTTCCATAACTATATTTATCAAAGGGCAGTTGAAATGTAAATAGGCATTGGTGGCTCGTAATCTTCGCTGTCCCAGACTTCGTTAGTACTATAAACATCAAATATTTTACTGTCCCAGTCAGCTAAAATTTGTGTCATTCTTACAATTAACAAGCAGGCACTAACTAGGTCATCCTGTTCTTCTAATTTTGCCTTATATGTAATACCGCTGGCTACGAACGATTTTAATTCAGAAATTAAAGGCCTGCTATTGATTAACATCTTATTAGCTTCTATTAGATATTTTAATCTAGCACAGGCACTTATTTTAGTCTTATGGGTAGTATTGAATCCTTTTCTAAACTTACGAACGTGTCCTTTTCTAATAGGTTCGCTAACAAACAGTCCAGGAAAAGTTTCTTCTCCTAAATCTCTTATACAAATTAATCCGGCCTCGCCGATATTATTATTTTCTATGCTCCAATATATGTTATTCACATTATCTTGGCCAATACATTCTGCAATATATTTTAAAATATCCCGCATTATTTTAATTTGTTGACTGATTTGCGTTAAGTTATGTTGCCATTCTCCAACCTGAGTAAAACTGGGTAGTTCAAATATTTCAATAGCAGCATTATTTCCTCCTGTGCCTAAGCTAGGATCTAATGCTACAGCATAACTAAATTCCTTTGTAGGAGTTTTATACCAACGAATTTGTCCCATATTTACTATAGGAGCCTTTCCTTCCATCCCAGCTAGATGTATACTATTAATTAAGGTCTCGTCATAAACTAAGAATTCACAGTTGTATTCACGACGAAAACGTTCTTCTCCAATACGTTGACGTTCTTGAGTGGCCCAATTATCATCTCTGTCAGGGTGTTCATCCCATTTACAGGTAAATGGATAAAATCCATTAATTCCAATTTCTCTTTCATTTCCGTACTCATCAAATTTTTTATTAGCTTCTTTCCATATAGTAGCAAATGTATCTTCATCGCTATTTGGTGTACTTGTTATTATACATTTACCACCAGTAGCTAGTGTGGGCGAAATGGATGTCCAAAATTCTGCTGCAATATTAGGGGAAACAAAAGCAAACTCGTCGCAATATAATAATGAAATACTCATACCACGACCTGTATTCTCTGTTGTAGTTGTGCTAACTATACGACTATTATTATCAAATTCAATACTACCCTTATTATAGTTTGTGACACCACAGCGAATATGATCAGGGCATAACTCATAAGCATAACGAATACGCTGCATTATTTCTTGTGATCCAGTATATTTGTGTGCACTTATCAAAATTGTTTGATCTGGATGAAACATAGCATACCACAATAGGTATCCCGCCGCACAAGTGGTTTTACCCATTTGTCTAGGTAGGAGATTAATATTAAATCTGTGATAATGGTAAGCATCTAATAACTTGATCTGATAACTATACGGGTTAAAAATAAGTTTGCCTTTTACAGGATGTTGAATGTAAAAAAAATTTTTGCAAAAGTAGTGATAACCATTAACACTACTACAACTCATTAGGTCTTCTACCTGTTTATTGGTAAATGATATTTGCTTATGTGCCTTTTTAATTAAGACGCCATCTAAACTTTTTCCTGCCATATTATATTTAAAGGAAAAAATAGGCTCTATGAGCCTATTTAGAATTTCTGTTTATAAAAAACTATTGATATTTTTGATATAATTTTTGTAAATTTTCTCGTATTTTAGCAACTGCCATTGGATTATCTCCTAGCTGTGTAGCAGGGTAATTTCCGTGAGGTTTATGTAGATCATTTCCTGCCATAGGCAATGGCATTATAGTTTCATCAGGTTCGTTAGCATATTCATCTACAGGAACATTGTCTCCTATTACTACTGTCTTTCTCATCCCCATATCATCGTGTTCATCGTCGTGAGGATGATCCATTTTTCCAATTAGATCTCTTAAATTACCTCCTCCGCCGTGTTCACCTTCAATATTTTTAAGGATATTAATCAAATCTCTAATACCACCTGAGCCACTACCACTCATATTGACGTTCATACTTACACTGTCTTGTTGGCCTAAGGATGTCATATCTGATCCACATCCATTTGCAATCATTTCTTCTCGTTTAATATCGCCTGTACCTTTGCCGTTAATTTTGATTTCTTTACCTGGAGGAGTATTTTGAACTGCTTGACCATAGGCATTGCCTTCGTTAGGTTCTTCCAGTACAGGCCTGTCTAGTTCTTTCATGCGATTTAATAATTCTTGGAAATTCATTTTTTTATCCTTAAATGGGGAATCTACCAATTAATCCCTTAAGTGTGCTTCTAGCTGGTCCTGATTTAACCATTTCGTTTGCTTTTTCCTTATGGGCTTTTGCAGCTAGTAATTGATCATTAACACCTTTATATTGTTGCGGTCCATTTTTCTTTCGTTCTTTAGCAAGATTTTTAAGAAAAGTAGAAACGTGCTTTTCTCCTACAATATTTTGATGGTTTTCTTTAGGAAAGTCAAACTGTGTAATTAAAGCTTTGCCTTCAGATGTTTCTGGATTTTGTTTAATTTCTGCTGCTTCTTCTTCTTTAAGACTTCTTACTTTCACAAAGCTAATTGGTACACCTGTATATTCTGCTATATAAGTTGACAAAACTGTGCTAGTTGTAGGATATTTACAATCAATGTCAAATACATTAATTTCTAAATTTTTAAGATCTGGAAAGTCTGGAAGATTTTCTTGAATAGGAACTGTTTTTGCTTTTGTAAATTTGCAGCATTCATATTTTTTTAAGCAGGCTTTCATAACATCTTCAAAGTTATCAGGCAATTCTCCTGCGACTTTAAGCTTAAAACTGTAGATTTTTTCTTCTTGATTTTCAATCAAATATTCTCTAAAAGATTTCATACTGTGATCCTAACAATATATTTATTTCATATTCTTAAGTTTTTCAATTAGACTATTTCTGTCTGATACAATAACTCCAGTTCCACTAATGTCTATGCTTTCATTAGATATTTCTTTATCTAATTTTTCTTTTTTAATTTGTAATTCTATCATTTTAAGTTTTTTATCTATCTTTGCAGCTTTAGCATCAATAGCATTTTTTAGCATAGTACTTGCAACTTCAAAAACACGTCCGCTATATCTAGCTTCTACATTCATTCCTAAATCCATTAAATCATCAAATGCATCAGTAGCCCGTTGTGCTAAAGAATCAAACTCTCTATCACTGATATCACCAAGTCCTTTTACTTGGGGTAGTGCTGCACTAATTTTATCAAATTCGCTGATATCTCTCAGCATAGGTTGATTAGCTTGTTTTATTTCTTCTCGTTCTGCCTTTTTAATTATTTTTTTAGATTCGGGAAGATTTAGTATTTCTTCTAATTTTTTCATACAAATACTTATCTATTGGTGAACAAATCGTTTTCAGTCAAGATTCGAAATTGAATACCTTGTTTTCCACACCATTCATAAGCAGCACGCCATTTATATTGATTCTTAGCATATTGAATTTGATTATTTTTACTTTTACCTACTTGTTCTTTTAAAGTTTGATTAGCTGGTTTAACTTCTATTAGTTCAGTGTGTACTTTGCTATTTTTATCTATATATTGTATAAAAAAATCTGGAACATAAATTGTTTGATTACCTGTAAAAGGATCTTTATACGGTATCTTTATAGATTCACTTGCCCATTTTATAATATGTGGATTATTATCACAAAATCTCATAAAATTCCATTCCCAACTTGATCGATATGTAGGTTGACGATTACCAACATACTTGTTAGGATTCATTATATTATATTTGCCTTGTGCGTAATTACGTTTCATTGACGAATATTTCTACTTTCGTAATTATCTGCAATAATTTCGCTTTTAAACCCTAAATAACTTGTTTTTTCTCTATAAATATTAAGAATTTCAGCAATTACAAGTGTCAGTGCTTGATCAGATAGTCCATTTAATGTATCTATCAGCTGAAATACATTAACATTCTCTATTCTACTTTGAGTCAAAAGAACAATAGCTGTGCTTTTTGCAGCATTTTCGTCAAATCCACGTTTTAGAAAATGCCCTACTACTACATCTATTTGATTAGTCGGAAATGTTATTTGATGTTGAAAATAACGGTCAAAAAAACTTTTAACAAGTTTACTACTATCTTCAGGTGCATTATTAGGAAAGTTTTGTATGCCTAATACTGTCATATTCAACTGCCACTGTTATAAGCTTTGGCTTGTACAACTTGTGCGTTGCCTGGATCATTGACAGGAAATAGTCTATTATAAGGAGCATTTGGACTTCTTAACTCTCTGCCTGCAATAGCTAATCCTCCTAAAACAGCATTTTGAAGTTCATTTTTAACACCTGTTTTTGTTAAGCTTTTTGAATTTTGGTATGTATTAATTGTTGTGGCTGCTACAGCTAGAAAATTAGCAGGGTTTGATAATTTAAAATTCGGATCGGCTATTTTTCCAAAAATATCCTTTACACCTGCTAATACACCAGAACTTCCAAATAAGGTTTTTGTACCTCCTCCGGCTAAACTTAAAGGAC